CATGGCCATTCTTTCCACGGGCCTGAGCAAGCTGTCGCACCTTGCTTTTGCCCCCACCGCAGCCCGCACCGCTGACCTCGACGGCACCGCCGTTGACATGCAGGAGTACGAGGGCGACGTGATCGTCATCCTTGATGTCGAGAACGGTGGCACCTCCACCCTGGATGTGAAACTGCAGTCCAGCGACACCGAAGGCGGCAGCTACAGCGACATCACCACGGTGTTCAGCCTGGGTGGTACGGAGCAAGCCTCCGCCGCCGTGGCCTTCGCCCAGGTCTCCACCTCCGCCTCAAAGCAGTACCTTGTCTTCCCCAAGGGCGCTGCTAAGCGTTGGATCAAAGCGGTGTCTACCACCTCCACCTCGACCCACACCTACAGCATCAATGCTGTGGCCGCCAAGAAGTACGCCTGAGCGGCGTAAGCACAACTGAGCAGAGCCCAGGGCAACCTGGGCTTTTCTTGTTTTCATCATTGCCAACAGGTTTAGAATGATCGCAACTACGCCTGGGCTCGCGTCATGAGCGGCACCCCACATATCGGCGGCTTTGCTGCTCCCTCCACCTCGGATTATGCGGCGTTCACGTACACCGGGTCCAACCTCACCCAGGTCGTGTACAAACGCGGTGGGGCCAGCGGTGATGTCGTCGGCACTTTGAATCTGACTTACGACGGCAGCAACAACGTGACCTCCGTGTACTGGAGCCTGAGCTGATGGCCTATAAGTTCAACCCCCTGCTTGGGGCTGGTCTGGATGATGCCGGCCCTTCAATCAGCGCACTGAATGTCCTCGGCACCGTCGCCAATGAAGCGGCACTGCCCGGTAGTGCTACCACAGGTGATGTGTACCAGGCGGAAGACACCGGTGTCTTTTACGTCTGGGATGGCACCGGCTGGGACAACCTGGGCACTTTGGCTGGTCCTCAGGGCGAAGACGGCCCGGCTGGTGCCGATGGAGCGCCTGGTGCAGACGGCGCCGACGGTGTTGGCGTCCCTGCAGGTGGCACTACCGGCCAGGTGCTCGGGAAGGCCAGTGGCGCCGACTACGACACAGCATGGGTCGATCAAACAGGCGGTGGCGGCACCCCTGGTGGTTCTGACACCCAGGTGCAGTTCAACGACGGCGGCAGCTTTGGTGGCTCGGCCGATCTGACCTGGGACGACACTGCCAAGGAGCTGGGCGTCGGCGGTGACATCAACCTGGATGACGGTGGGACGTATTCCACCACCCTCCAGATGGTGACGGCCACGGCTGACAGGGTGATTTCGTTCCCTGACGCCACTGGCACCGTCGCCCTGGTGGCTGGTTCCAACCAAACGGTCCAGTTCAACTCTGCTGGTGCGCTGTCCGGTGATAGCGGCCTCACCTATGACGCCACCACTGGTGCGCTGACCGTTGGCGGCAAGACCGTTTCGGCAGATGCACCTGTTCTGAACCTCAGCCAAACGTGGGATAACGCTGCGGTTACGTTCACTGGGTTTAAGTTCACCGTAACGGATGGCGCGAGTGCAACAGGCAGCGCACTTCTTGATTTCATTGTTGGAACGACACGACGTTTCTATGTCGGTAAAGGAGGTTTAATTAAGGCACCAAGTCTTCCCACCTACGCAGACAATGCAGCAGCCACCTCCGGTGGTCTAGTTGCTGGTGACGTTTACAAAACCGCCACTGGCGAACTTCGCATCACCGTTTGAGGATTGACCCATGGCCCTTGATTCCCTGACCATCACCATCACCGCCCCTCGCGTTATTGACGGGCTGGTGTTTGCTTCCAATACCGCCAAGATGTCCCCCGAGGACTATTGCACATTCTTGCTCACGCAAGACGGCCACCGCTTTGCTGATGCCAATTCCTATGGCGTCATCACCAGCGCGGCGTTCGTGGGACGCTTCACACCCCAGGAGTACGGCAACATCCTGGCTGCCAGTGTTCCGCCACCGGATGCCACCGAGGACGAGATCGCCCAGGCCGCCCAGGTGCAAGCCCTGTTGGATGAACTGTTCGCCTCCCCCGTGGTGGCCCTGGATGATCCCCGCGCTATCGCCGGCCTGGAGCTGCTGGTGAGCCTGGGCCTGCTGGATGCCTCGCGTCCTGGGGAGATCTTGTTCTATGCCCGTCCCACGCCTGGAGGTGCGCAATGAGCCTAGTCATCCAGAGGCCCACGGGCGCCAGGTTGACGCTAAAGAAGGAATCAGTTGCCGCTGATCCTTATTACAACAACGTTTCCCTGCTCCTTCACGGCGATGGCACCAACGGCAGCACCACGATTGTGGACAGCAGCCCATTACCAAAGACAGTGACGGCAGTTGGCGATGCTCAGATTAGTACGGCGCAGAGTAAGTTCGGTGGGGCGAGCTTACTTTTTGACGGCGTTGGTGATTATTTGACCACAAGCGCATCCGAGAGCTTAAACTTTGGCACTCAAGACTTTACTATTGAGTTGTGGCATAGGTTCAACAACACAAGTGCAGATAGAGGGTTTTTGGGTAACACCGCAACCGGCGGCCTTGATCTTGCATGGAGAACAACAACCGGGCTTAACGTCGGCAGGATCAATATCGCGTTTGACGCTTCTTTTGCGTGGTCACCTAGCATCAATGTGTGGTATCACATTGCAATTTCAAGGTCTGGATCAAATCTTCGGGCGTTTATTGACGGCTCTCAAATTGGAGCAACCGCTACAAGTACGCAAAATTACAACGCATCGGCTTGTTTAATTGGTACATCTACCACTAGCGCTCGAAATTCTAATGGCTACATCGACGACCTTCGCATCACTAAAGGTGTCGCCCGTTACACCGCCAACTTCACCCGACCCACTGCGCCGTTCCCGGAGGTGCTGGGATGACCTACGCAAACCACGACCCACGACCCACACGTCACTGCCACCTGGACCGCTCTGGGGGCTGCAATCCCATGACCTGGACCTGGACCCTGCGCACTGAGGAGGTGTTGTGATGAGCTGGATTATTAGCGGAAAAAGTGATCCTGATTTTGAAACATATGTTGCTGCTGTTGAGGCAGCGGATTCCGCAGCATTGGAAGTAGAGGTGCGGCAGGCGTACTACAACTTTATTGTTGGCTGTAAAGCTGACGGCATCTGGGATGCGATCAAGGCGTGCTGTATTTTGGCTGGTGCTAGGACGTTGAATGGAGCGTTGGTTCCGCTGGTGAGCACGATGCCCGCGCCAACGAACGTAGGACTGCTTGACGCCGATTACAACAGAAAGAACGGCATAACTAACGGATTTAATGAATACATAGACACAAATTACAGCAATAGTTTACCGGATCAAGATAATCAACATTTGGCCGTCTACCAGCCGATTGCAGGATCCGGTAGTAATGTGGCCGGAACAGGGGGAGGCGCAGTAACAGGCGCTACGCATTTTTATTCTGACGGCAACCGCATTACCTACAGAAATCGCAACAGTGGCAATAATGACCAAATAACCGGCCAGTGGCCAACAGGATTTTTGGGAATGTCAAGAAACAATAACGCTAACTATAGCACGAGACATTTGGGAGTCAGTAATCTATTTTCTCGGACATCTCAAACACCTGCCACTGGAAACGTATGGATATTTGGACGCAACCCTCAACTGTCTTTTGCAAACACAATTTCCTTCTACTCCATCGGTGAATCCCTAGACCTCGCCCTCCTAGATGCCCGTGTCACCACGCTGATGAGTAACCTCGCGGCGGCCATCCCCTGACGCCCGCAGCTCTGTGCTATGGTTCCGCGACGCCGCCACCCCAGGCGGTGATCCTTAAGGAATCCTAAACTCCCATGGCACCTAGCGTTACCTCTGTGGACACCCTTGCCAGCCGCGACCGTTACGACCGTTACGACCGGAACCGCGACCGCACCCCTACTCCCACCCCTACCCCTACTCCCGCCTCGGTTTTCGGCGAGTACGGCACCGTTACGGGCACCGACACCTGGCAGCGCCTCACGCTCCAGAACACCTACACCAACCCGGTGGTGATATTCTCGGATCCCACCTTCAACGGCAACCAGCCCGTCGCCGTGCGCCTACGCAATGTCGGCGCCCAGAGCTTTGAGTTCTCACTCCAGGAACCCGCCTACCTCGACGGTCTCCACGTTTTTGAGAACCTGAGCTACATGGTGGTTGAGGCCGGCACCTGGGAGGTCGGCGGGATGACCTTCACCGCCGGCAACATCCAGACCAACCGCCTGAGCAGCGCCGGCTTTGACACCGTGGTGCTGCCCAACATGGGCGCCAACACTTCGGTGATGACCCAGGTCCAGTCCTTCAACGGGCCCGACTGGGTGACGACCCGCACGGATGCGATCACCGGCAACAGCTTCCGCCTCACCATGCAGGAAGAGGAGGCCAGAAACACTGGAACTCACGCCTACGAAACCGTTGGCTACCTTGCCTTCAGTGGCACTTCCACCACCAGCGGCGACACCCTGATCCAAGGTGGCATCACCCCAGAGACGGTGAATCAAACCAACAACAACCTGGGCTTCTCCCAGGCATTCAGCCAAGCGCCCACGCTGTTCACCAAGGTGGCGTCCTTTAATGGCCCAGATACCGCCAATAGCCGCATCACTGGCGTCACCGCCAGCGGCTTCAGCGCATTTGTCCAGGAGGAGCAGTCGTTGGATACTGAGGTCGCCCACCTCGGCGAATCCCTGGCATTCCTCGCCTTTGGCGGCAGCAGGGGCAACCTCGTCGGCACCCAGGTCGTCGCTGCAGTGGATACGCTGATCTGATCCCCAGATAGGTGCTGCCATGTGCCTTAGCATGGGTACATGGCATTCACCGAAGACCTGGATCTATTCCTTGCAGACTTCGGCGTCCAGGTAACAGCGGGCGCCGTTTCTGGTTTGGGAATTATGGATATGCCCAGTGAGATTGTGGCTGACGGCGTGGTACTGACCACCGACTACAAGCTCACCTGCAAAACGACGCTGTTTGGCGGCTTGGTTTACGGGGATACCGTGGCCGTGGATGGTGTGAACTACACCGTGCGCGAAGTGATGCGCCTAGATGATGGGGCATTTTGCGATCTAATGCTGATGCGTATCCCGCCAGACGGCACCGTCGTGGGCCGCAATCCTAGGGAGTTTGAGCTGCAAGACCTCACCGACGTATCCATCGCCAACCAGGCCCAGGGTGATCTGCTGATCAACGACGGCACCGACTGGGTGAACACGCCGAACATCGACGGGGGTACGCCATGAGCACGAAACCGCAGCTCATCCACTTGCGTGCCGGCACCCAGGCTCAGTGGACTGCCGCCAACCCTGTCCTAGAGGCAAACGAGCCTGGGTACGAGACCGACACCAAGCGCATCAAGGTGGGCGATGGCGTAACAGCTTGGTCTGCCCTCCCCTATGGCCACCTCAACTCCGACCCAAGGACGCTCAACAGCCTGGGCTTCACCTTGGATGCAGGCCTTACGGCAGACCTAGGGCAGCTCACCTGGAACGCTGATGAGCAGACCCTGGACCTGGGCAAGGGAGGTGGCATCACCCTGCAGGTAGGTCAGGAGCAGCTATCCCTGTGCCGCAACAGCACCGCCAGCACCATCCCCATCGGCACCGCCGTGATGTTCGCCGGCACCTTGGGTAATAGTGGGCGCCTCCTGGTTGCCCCCATGGTTGCTGATGGCACGTACCCAGGGTATGTGTTCTTTGGCATCACCACAAAGGCCATCGCCGCAGGCGCTGATGGGTTTGTGACCACGTTTGGCAAGATACGCGGCATTGACACTAGGACTTACAGCGAAGGTGCAATCCTCTGGTGCGATCCTGCGGTCCCAGGTGGCCTAACCGTGACTGAACCCCAGGCGCCCAGCCTCAAGCTCCCCGTGGCTGCCGTAATCTCCAGCACCACCCAGGGCATCCTCATGGTGCGGTGGGACACGGGGCGGCGTCTTGCCGATCTACACGACGTCCAAGCAAACGGCAGCACCCAAGACGGCGATGTGTTGACGTGGAGTGACGCTAACAATCGGTGGCAAACTTCCTCGCGTCTTACAGACTTAGAGCAGCGTGTAACCGCCTTGGAGGCATTGTAGGTATGGTCGATGCGCAAACCAGGGAGAAGTGGCTGAAGGTCAAACACGCCTTGGAAAGTGCGGGCAAGACCGATACGCATTACTACCGCCGCGCATTGATCATCCTCTCCGGCAAAGCAGATCCTGGCCCCTGGTCCGATCTACGCTAGATCCAACTAGCGCGTAGGCCGTGGCAAGTAAGAACGAACAAATCCTGGCCCAGATTGCCACCACCTTGGCGGGTACAGCAGGTGTAAGTACACGTATCTGGCGCTCCAGGGTTGAGGCGATGGGGCGCAGCGAAACCCCCGCCCTGGTGATTGAGCCTCTGAGCATCACCTACACACAGCAGACGAGCCTGCCCACCCTGGATGCACTGCTACGGGTGCGCGTGACCATCATCGTGCGTGGAACGGTGCCAGACAGCCTGGCTGACCCCACGATGGTGTCGCTGCACAGCAAGCTGATGGCTGACCTCACCCTGGGTGGTTTGGCGATTGATGTTCAGCCATCACAGACGACGTTTAACCTGATTGAAGCCGATCAGCCTGCCGGGTTGATCTCCTGCGAGTACGACATCAAGTACCGCACCCAAGTCGCTGCCCTGGATGCCACGCCATGAGTCGCCGTCGTTCTTTGTATCAACCCCCTGCACCTATTGTTGAAGACGTGTACCAGGGGCAGGGTGGTTCCTACCTCCTGGATCCTGAGACCGGCCTTCGGACGCTGGTTTTTCGCACGTACCCTGCGGAAGAAGTCCGCACCACCCCAGAGATTCCCGAGGTAACCACAGATGCCGCTCCTAACACGGAAGCGTCTCATCCTGATTGAGACGGAAGGCACCTACGGCACTGATCCCACCCCCACGGGGACCGATGCCGTGCTGGTGCGCGACCTGAACATTGTGCCCCTGCAGAGCGACGTTGTAAGTCGTGACCTGATCCGCCCCTACCTGGGTGCATCCGAGCAACTCCTGGCCAACACCAGGGTTGAATGCACCTTCAGCGTGGAACTGGCTGGCAGTGGCGCTGCCGGTACTGCCCCTCAGTACGGCAAAGCCCTGCAGGCCTGTGGGCTGAGCGAGACTGTTTCCGCAGGTGTTTCGGTGACCTACGCCCCGGTCTCCGCCTTGTTCTCCAGCATCACCATCTACTACAACATTGATGGTGTACTGCACAAGGTCACGGGCGCCAGGGGCACCTTCACCCTGAGCGGTGCCGTGGGTGAGATCCCCCAGATCAACTTCACCTTCACTGGGATCTACAACGCGCCGACCGACACGGCGCTGCCCTCGGTGACATACGCCAACCAGTCCACCCCTGTGGTGTTCAAGAACGGCAACACCACGGGCTTTGAGCTGCTCAGCTACGCCGGCTGTATGCAGTCCGTGGAATTCGACCTGGGCAACACCCTGGTCTACCGCGAGCTGATCTCCTGCAACAAGGAGGTGCTCATCACCGATCGTGCCAGCACCGGCACTGTGGTGATCGAGGCCCCCACCATCGCCGCCAAGGACTACTTCACCGCAGCCCTGAGCGATGGCACCCTGGGTAACCTGCTGTTCCAGCACGGCCAGACCGCAGGCAACATTGTGGACTTCGCCTCTACCCGGGTGGACATCGGTGACCCCTCGTACACCGATCAGGACGGCATCCACATGCTGAGCATCCCGGTCACCTTCGTGCCTAGCACCACGGGCAACGACGAGTTCAGCCTGGTCTACACCTAAACCCAGGGGTAGGTTGTAGTACAAAGCCCAGGTGTAAAAACCTGGGCTATATTTTGCTGTACAACCAAGCTATCCCCAGGTACATGGCGTTTGTCCGTA